CGATCGGCAGTACCTGAGCCCCGCCCAAGGTCGTCCATAGCCGCACCGGCAGCTTTTGCCTTCTTTGCGGTTTGTTTTAAGGAGCCATTATCATCGACTTCTACATCGACTTGAACTTTATTCTTCTTTGCCATTAGCCTTTCACGTTATGGGTATAGTTAGTACCCCCTGCCTTAGCTTTTCTCTCTTCGGCTTTTCGTTGCTTCTGTGATTCCTCTGCTCGGAAATCCACAAGCTCTCTTTCATATAGTTTCATAATGTAGAGCATAAATTTAGGTTCCTCTACATCGTAAATTTTAAATATCGCATCTAAAGGGGACCAATCCTTGCCTAAATACGATCCTGACATCCCATCCCACCTATCAGATAAAAGGCTGAATATAAAAAATGCCACTTGCACTTCATAGGGAAAGTCAGAAGTATCTAGTGGCATTTTGTCTGGATCAGGTTCTTCTCCTAATTGCTCGCAAATTTTCAGGTATTTGTCTACGTTAATCTGGTTTGATTGACGTACATAGCGATGTAGGAGATTTTTTATTTCCCCTACTTGCGACCAGTAAAATTTTCAAGATCACCTACAGTTTCGGTGATCCACGAGTCGAAAGAAGTAGAGTTCTTCATAAGAAGCTCTGCGTTCTCGTGAGAAAAAACAAGTTCATCATCAGGATCCAGATGTGAGACATCGACCAATAGAAACTCTTCTAGGTAACGATACTTTAAACCGGACCAGCTTTTAATTACTGCTTTTACGTACTCAGTTAAAAATCTTTCTTCGTCAAGCACTTCCTGTGGTTGATGAGTTTTTTTGTTAAATTTTGTAGACACACATTTCTTACGTAGTTTAAGAAGTTCTTCTCGACCTAAATAAGTTAGCTCTACGGAGAAGCCTTCGTATCCAGGAAAGTCTACTGTTACTGTTTTACTTGGTGTTACTAGACTAGCTAGTGATACAGGTGAATTTTCGCTCATTAAATTGTTCCTTTTGTAATTTATAGAGTAATTATATTAGAGGGGAGGTTAGAAGTCAAGGACTATTTTTGAGAGGAGTAAGAAAAAAGGGACCGAAGCCCCTTTTTAGATATTAAGCACCTACGTACTTAATGGTAAGTTCATCGGTTCCACCAATTGTAGATGGTAATGCGTGGAAGTTAGTTTCCAACGAGATTATATCTTCAATAGAGTGAGTAGGAACTTCTAAGTGACACTGTGCCATAGCTAACTCGATGCGAGGAGTAGCGCTCCCTCCCCCAACTTTGAATGTTAATCCAAATTCGTTAGTAATAGTGTCTGTTGACTCGATAATATCCTCAAATAACTCTGCACTAGAAGCTGCTTCTGAGTTTAAGTAGCAAGTAAAGCTACCAGATACAGAGCGAGTGCCAGTTACGTGACCAATCGGCTGATTTACAACACCTAGTGTTTCTGGGGTTAGGAATGTCATATTGTTAGAAATAGTGACATTACCTCCAGTTAATACTAGATCGTAACTAGAGTTAAAGTTCCCTGAACCTGTACTCGTAACGTCTAACACGGTTAATCTGTTACGAATAAAGTTAGAAGTACTTGTTACAGCTTCAGTAACTGTAATAGCGCTAGGAGCTGTTCCTTCTGCTATAATCTTACCGAAACCTGACCAGTTAATGGTAGTAATACCATCAATGTCAAAGTCAAGAGAAGCTTCATTTACACAACAACCTTCAATTTTATAAACTGTTGTGTTACCGCCATCAATTGCACCACCCATAACAAAATAAATATTAGCAGTTCCTAATGTAGTTTTGTTTGAGTTTGTAAAAGTAATATCTAGATCAGTTGCATCTGCAGTAAAACCTGTAAATGCTGGAGCTGTTGAGCTGTCTGTTGCTGTATAAGAAGCGTCACCAACCATTAACGCCCATAGAACTTCTTCTACAGCATGGTTACGCGAGATTCCGTCTTTTGAAGCATTTCCTTCTGTATCTGATCCTGTTGATTTAAATGGACGAGCATAAGTAGAAAAACTCCACTCTGCTGGTGCGTAAGAATCAGTAAACATTTGACGAGCTCGACGAGAAGTGCCAAGGTTATCAGCTGCCATCTCGTTTAAAGTAATTTCAGAAGCATTTGTTGCTTGTGAAAAACTAAAGCCATCTAATACAGGGATTTCCCAAACAGCCGCACCAATCTCAATATAGACTTTGGTGTCGCGGCTAAAGTATAATTGTTCTGACATAGTTTTCTCCTATGAATATCTTGAAAAGACTTGATCGTGAACATTTGTTCGTGTCAGTCGTTTCTAATAGCGAACCTCTATTAGCATTTCTCCAACGCCAAAAGGTTCAAGTACACCTTCGTCAGTATCAATACTAACTATAGTGATTTGTTGAGTATATTGAGTGTTTCCTGTACGATCAGTATAAGCCAATCTGGAGTTTTCCTCTAATACTGTTTCTACGTCTTCCATTAATTTCTCTAAAGCTACTACTGCATCTTCTTCGTTAACGTAGCAACGTAGTGTTACATTAAGAAAGCGGTCTTTATAACCACCCGCTTGATATTGTCTAGCTTCTGAGCCTGCATTTAAATGTACTGCAGGGAACTCTTCCACTTCGTCCCAGAATTTAAGTCTAGGGCTAACCTGTTGAAACAAGTTAGTTAAGAACTGATTAGTTCCATCAATTTTCTTTAGTTCTTCTACAAGAGCTTCTATAATAGCTAGTCGTCTTGTAGTGTAGTTTCTTTCTGCCATTATACTCTCCTAGTATAGAACCTTCCGACAGCAAACTCTACTGCTATCTCTCTTATCGATCTGTCTATCAAACGTCTGGGGTCTCTTTCTACACTACCCATTGCAAAACCAGGCTCAAAGGTTTGGTAAGGATTCTTTTGGTAAGTATATCCAGCACTATAGAATCCTTGAGGAGTTCTTTGTATATCTACAACTTTTACACTCTCTGCGAATCTTCCTGTTCTATAGTTCAATGCAGGACTTTGCATATTACCGGCAACTTGCTGGCTTATTCTTTGATTTAAAATACCTAAGACCATGTTTATGTTCATGGGTGCTTTCGCGTCGGATCTTTTGTTAGTAGCTACTTTAGCTTTTTTATTACTTCTTTGTGGTTTAGTTTGTTTAAACTTTTTATTCTTTTCAGTAGAGCTAGATTTCCTACCTCGATATTTAGGCTTACTTAAGGCTTTTACACTCTTTGCTTTTGTCAAGTTGTCTACTACTGTCAAAGCTGCTGCATCTAGAGCATTTTGTTCTATGGACTTAGAACCAGGTAAGTCTTTTATAACGAAGCCTTTAACATAATCTGTAACTGCTCTTTCCATTAGCACTCTAAGGTTAGAATAATCGTAGTCTTGTGCTCCTCTGGGGTTATCTGACATAGGCTCTAGTTCTATAGAGACAACTTCGTTTAAGTCTATAAAACCGCCAGATTTTTTTGTACCAGTAGTAGTCATTACTGCGTTTATTTCTGCTACTCTATCGCCTAACTCGGTGCCTTCTATAATACCTGCAAATCCAGACATAGACGTAGTACGCTCTAAAAAGGCCATAGCCGCAGAAAGTTGAGCAGCTCCTACAGTAGTAACCCCTTGGTGCCCTCTATGTATCGACGACTTGACTACACCTATTTCTGAGCTACCTGCGCTTTCTCCTGCTTGTTTCTTATTTAACGCAGTAGAGCCTTTTTTTACTAAAAGCTTACTTAATCCATCGGTACCTTTTTTCTTTATTATAGCGTAAGGTCTTTTTATGTCTCTACTTGCGTAATATACAAGTTTTTCACCTTTGACATGCTCTTTAAGAGTTCCGCGAGTTCTAGGGTTTGCTGCCCACTTTGCTCCTGCATCTAGAGCGTCGCTTGCTATAGGGTATAAATCTTTAGCCGTCAGCGTTATGTAATCTTGCTTTCTATCTTTAAGTTTTTCGTAGCCTTCTAGAAAGCCTTGTGCTAAAGATTCTTTGGTGATAGTAACTATTGTAGGAAATTTATCTAAAGCTCCTCTTTTGTATTCTTTATTTACAAAAGTATTTATATCTCTAAGGAACTTTTCTACGTTACCTTTTGCCATTAGAAGTTCTT